CCCCCTTCCGAAACTTGCGACGGCTCGTGCGTGACTAGGTGGTCGGTCTAGCGCGATCAGGCCCTAGAGATGCGACCCGCCCTACCCCTATCGTTTCGAGCGGTCTTGCGGCTGTGGCACGAATGACACAACGCGCGCAGGTTCGAGCGGTCGTCGCTGCCGCCCTTCGCCTTGGCCACGATGTGGTCGACATCGCTGGCCAGGTGCCCGCAGCCTGGTGTCTCGCACACTGGCTGCTCGTGCAGGACCAGCAGGCGCAGTCGCTGCCACCGTGCACCGTAGCCCCTTGCCGCTGCTGTCCCGCGCACCTGGTCGTGCTCACGATGTACGTCAGCACGCGTGCGGGACTGCGGTGGTTTGAACGTTGGCGCTCGGGTCGGCATCAGAAACACGAAAGCCCGCGCGGGGCGGGCTTGTGTGCCGGACGAATCGGCAGCTGAACATAATCTAACACAGTTATTCTCAAACCATACCCACACCTACTTCCGCACGAGCTGCAGCGGTTCCCCACTGCGGCCCTCGAAGAAGTTCGAGCCATTGCCGCCGACGTGCTTCAGGTACTCGATGTCGAGCTTCGCCGAGTTGATGAGCGTTTGTGCGACATCGCTGATGGCCTTGGCCCGCTCGATGTCCATCGGGTTCTCGTTGTCCGCCAGGCCTTCAAGCGCGGCGAAGAGATGATTCCTGAGATCCTCAATTTTGTTTTTCACTGTCGACCCTCCTGTTGATTTTCCTTTTCAGCGCACCGTTGAGCTGGACCACATGCCTGAGCTCAGGCGGCAGGACGGTGTGGATCGAGTTCCTGCGCATGTGCTCGACGTGCGTGACGAGCTCGAGGTTGTCGATCCGGATGTCGGCCTTGTCGCCGTTCTTGAACGAAAGCCGGTGCCCTTTCGGCACGGGCCCGTGATGCTCTTCCCATACCAGGACGTGCACGAACTTCCAGTTAAAGCGGGCGTGCGACTGGCGTGAGTCCGAGATTTTCCGCTTCAGGTAGCCATCGACGCCGATGACCTCGGTGCCGACCGGCACCGTGTTGTGCGGCAGTTGGCCGGGCTTGAACTGGTGCTCGACCGATCGCCCGCCGGCCCGGTAGCGCGTGCCCTTGTTCCAGCTTTTGAGGCCCGGCTGGAAGCGGTGTTTCATGCTGTTGGGAATGGTGCGACCTGGTGCGGCACGGCCCGATGCCGGGCCTGTCTTGAACGCGTCCGACTTGCCGAGGCCGAGTTTCTTCGCCTTGGAATGCACCTGGCACACGTTGCGCCCCAGGCGGGCCGCCACCTGGTGCGCCGGCAGATCCGGGTACAGCTCACGCATGAGCTGGCACTCGTCCTCGGTCCAGAGGCGCCGTTTCATGCGATCCCCATCGCCGCGCGCATCTTCGCGCCATTGCGGGCCCGGATGTCAGCGAGGCGCTGCGCACGGGCCGTGTCCTCGGTCGACGCCTTGGTTTCGGCGCGGCGCGTGTTCTGCTTGGCGATGATGGCCTCTCGCTTGGTCGCGTAGTATTCGCGGGCATACGCCTTGCGGGCTTCACGGTTGCGCTCGTAGTAGCTGCGCATTTCGGCCTTTCGCTTTTCGGGATCTCTCACGGTTTGACCTCCTCGGCGAGCAGCACGTAGGCCGCTCGGAGTCTGCGGTAGTAGGTGGCGACGGAGCACCGGCACACGCGCGCCATCTCGGCCGGTGGCAGCACGTCGTCTGGGGTTGCGTGGTCGTGCATCAGCTTCACGACCAAATTGAACTCGGGCGGCAGCGACTGGATGGCGCGGTCGACGTCCAGCATCATCCGGTCGAACGCCGGGTTGTCGTGCTCGATGCTCGTCGAGCGCGGCGTGTCGTGCTTCGTGTAGCGTCCCAGCAGCGAGCCATAGCCGAGGCCGATGAGCAGGCCGCCGCGCTTCCACGCGCCCCACTGGTCGAGCCTGAGCTCGAGCCAGGCGAAGCTGTCAGCGGGTCTTGTGTTTGCAGACATCGCGCACCGTGAATCGTGACACTTCGAATTTCTTGCCGATGGCGCCATAGCCGAGGCCGGTGTCGTGCAGCTGGCGCACCAGGCGCACGTCATCGTCTGTGAGCTTCGCGCGCGGGTGTTCTTCGCCGCGGCGGTAGCGGTAGCCGCGGCGGGTCATTTCGCCGCCCACCCTTCAAGCTCGGCGGGCTCGAGGTGCACGACGAGCTCGTCGGCGAGGCTGCCGGACGTAGCGCACTCGACGCCGCACGCGGCATAGCCCGCCAGATCCACCCACGAATCGACGTGGCCGCTGTTCTGGGCCACGCGGGCGAGTTTCATCAGGGCCAGCAGGGCCGCGACGTCGTGCGCGGCCAGGAGCGGCCCGCACTCCGACAGGTAGGTCGTCCAGAACTTCGCGATGAGCCCGAACGAATCCTCGGGCGGCGAGTACACCGCGGCGCGGTTTTTCAGCACGCACTCGGCGGCCGTCTCCAGACATTGCTGTCGATTCACTGGTCCCTACCTCCCAACAGGTGGGGCCCAGGTAGGGACCCCGTAACCTGTTGTTCTATATGTAAAGTCCCCAAGGTCCCTACCTGTACACACAAATATGTACATCTGGGCGCGCGCGTCGCGCGTATACGTGGGCGCGCAGGTGTTTTGGTCGGAGGTAGGGCAAGCGTTTGATCCTGAACCGGAAAACCCGGTCCCCACTTGGTCCCTACCTTTTTCGAGGTAGGGCAAGCCGTTGATTTAAAAGGCATCGCGGTCCCCACCGGTCCCTACCTCAACGGCGTTTTGCCGAACGTAGACGTACCTCGAGCCGGATTTACGGCCCGCCTTCCACTCGCGCCGGACAAAGCCGAGCGACCGCAGGACCTTCGCGACGCGCATCTGCATGCCTCGCTCGTCCATCTTCGCGGGGTCGACCTTGATCGCATCCTGCAGCACCTGGTGCGTCGTGATCCCGTCGGTGTCCGACTGAATCGTGATCTCAGGCTGCGCGAGCCAGAGTCCGATGACCGACTCCCACGGGTCCTCGATGAGGCGCAGCGCCTGCTGCTCGTCGAACACCTCGCGGTGCTCGTCCTCGGGCCAGTAGGTTTCGCCTTCCTTCCACCGGTAGTAGGCCTCGGCCCACAGCTGGTCGCGGTCGCGCCTGAGATCGTCGGGCTTGATGCAGTGGGCGTAGACCGGCCAGTACCGCCGGTTGCCGGTCGAGTCGCGCAGGTAGGCTTCCTCGTTCGTGCTGCCGCTGAACACGCATTGCCTGGGCACGTCGATCGAGCGTCGCCCGTAGCTCGGGCGGTACGAGTCCACCGGTGACGAGAAGAAGGCCTTCGCCTTGGTGCTCTCGGCCTTGTTGAAGCTGTCGAGCTCGGCGAGCTCGATGATCCATTTCCCCCGCAGCATCTGGTACGCGTCCTTGTCGCCGAGGACGATCGGCGTATCGAGGAACCACTCGCCGCCGAGGATCCGCAGGGCCGTCGACTTGAACGCGCCTTGCTTGCCCTCGAAGATCAGCACGTTGTCGAACCGGCAGCCCGGCTTCATCACGCGCGCGACGGCGCCCATCAGCCACCACGAGCCCACCAGCCCGAGATAGCGCCGACAGTCGCCGCCGTGGCGCTGGTCGGCGCCTAGATAGTCCATCAACCAGGTGTTGATCCGCACCTTGCCGTCCCAGGTGAGTCCGGCCAGGTACTCGCGCACTGGGTGCACCGGGTTCTGGCGCGCGACGATGTCGCACGCGTCATGCACGAGTGCTGTCTGCAGGTCGATGTTGAACTGCGAGTTGATGCGATGCCTGGCGTCGAGCGCGTCCTGATCTGTCCAGGCCTTGCCGCCCATGCGCGGCCAGGGCGCGTCTTTGACAATGGGCTCGCCGAGAAACTCGTCATAGCTCAGCCAGCGGTGCGCCTCGAGGCCCCACCGCAGCAGCAGGGCCGCGTTGTGGATGTCCGCCTTGATGTTGCCCAGTTGCTCTGGCTTGTCCTTCGGCGACGATGTCCGATGCAGCAGCGACTGCCAGTCGGTGCCGTCCTCGGCCATGGCGGCGCGGTATTCTTCGTCCTCGTAACTCACTTATTGCCCTTTACGGCATAGTCCTTGTGCACCATGCCCAGTTCCTTATTTCCGACGACGTGTGGTTGCACCCATGTCCACTCCCCGGGCTTGTATTCGCGAGGGTGCCCGCGACGTAGATGCACTCGCGGCGATGCATGAGTGCCGCCTTTGTCTGCTCTCTCGGTTGTGCCCCGGCTTAGTTCGACGTGCAGTGTCCAGTATGAAAACAGTGCCGCTCGGCCTTGCTTGGCGCGGCGCTTTTGGCGCGCAGAATCAGGTTTGTGCTCAAGCCGACTTATGTTCTTGCAATGAAGCGCAGAGAGAAATTTGCAAATTACAGTGCAAGCGAACTCAGCCTCGTCTTGTTTCAATCCGGCTGCTGGATCAAATCGCAACACCATGTCGGCTTTCGGATTCCCAGCAATGGCGCCTGCGTGCAGCAACGTCACCATGGTTACGCCAACGAACCCAAACTCTCCTTCGGCTTGATTCGGGACCGATACCCAGAGGAAAAGCGACAGTGTCCGACCGCGGCACGCTTGGTCGATGACCTCTGGGATAGGAACGTTGCATTCGTCCTCAAACACCAATGCGCCCCAGCGCTCGATGCCCAGGTCCCATTCAAACCAACATGTTGAAAATGGAAGACGAACGAGCTCCGTGATGACCTTGAAGTCATCCACACTCATCGCATCACCAATATCGAAACACTGCGCAGACTTACCGCGACGCCTGAGTATCGCCCCCGCATTGTCAACATCCTCAACTCTGGCAACGCCCCAGTGCTGAAGTTGGCCGGATTGCAGCCGGTCAAATATCCTGTGCAGCGAGACACTCACGCGCTCACCTTCTCGCGACGCTGCTGGATGTAGTTCCACCGATCGCAACGCTGCGCGTAGCGGTGAGCCTGCTCATCCGACCAGCAGGTCGGCCACGCATGGCCGGGTCGCGGCCAGCGCATCGCGTACATCAGGTAGTCGATTTCGACTACACCGCCGTCGACGCCGTCGATGAGCACGGGCGCGGCGTAGCCGGCGACGTCGGCGGCGAACACCGCGAAGTCGTCCCAGCTCGCGTCATGGTTGGTCAGCACGGCCGGCAGCCCGGCAAGCCACGCCCAGGACGAATACTCCCGGGCGGTGTACTCGCGGGCCATGACCATCACGGCATGCGCCGGATACTGGCCGGCGCACCAGCGGTGCGTGTACACCAGGTGCACGCGCTTCGGGTGATGCCCAGCATCGCGCGACGCCTTGATGCGTCTTGCGTTAGGTGGCAGCAAGGCACAGATCCCGGATAGTCGCGCGGTAACAGTCGCACATCGCCTCGTGCTCGCCGTCGATGATGGCCGCGCAATGCTGGGCGTGTGGTGCGGTTTTGATCTGGCGCAGGATCGCGCCGAAGGTCAGGTCGACCGCCTCGAGACGCGCCTCGTGGGCGTCGATGATGAGATCGGCGATGCCCTTGTGCAGGCGCAGGAGCTCCATCTCACTCATGGGCCCGCCCTCATCGGCTTTTCCATCGCCTTGATCTCGCGCTTCGAGCGCTGGCGGTGCAGTTCCTTGATCCGGTTCCAGAGGACGTGCCGGCGGATGCGGTTGTGCTCGCACTGGAAGCGCAACATCAGCTCGTCGAGCCGCTGCTGCAGTCTCACGTCGGCGGGGTGCGTTGATCTGCTCATAGTTCCACCTTTGGCCCGATGTAGGTCCATCGGTCGGTCTGTGGGTTCATTGAAACGAGGCGCCGCTCCTCAAGCTCGAGGAGGATGCCGCGCGTCGCGGCGATCCCCTCGCGCGTCTTGTCCGGCGAAACCTCGCGCAATAGCAGCGCGCGATTTGAGCGGCGGAGCGCCTGAATAATCATTGCGCGGGTGATGACGGTCACACCGGCACCAGCGAGACGTGCGCGGCGAAAGACACCGGCTGCCCACGCATTCGGGCGACGTGCGTCTCGCGCAGGTACTGCACGAAACGGAACGCTTTCCCCCACTCGTAGCCGACCACCGGCGAGTCCAGCCTGCGGCCTGCGGCGTCGTACCAGGTCCGGCGCAGCCAGGTCACCCTGACCGGCTCAGAGGGCCGGTCGAGGTTGTACTCGGCGACGCGGATGGCGTATTTCACGGCAGCCAGCGCGCGCTGATGGCGCCAACGACGAAGGCTGCGATGCCGATGATGATCAGCATCGGCAAGCCGGCAATCAGCATCAGTACGACGCGCAGCAGCGGATTCACATGCGCGCCCGCCTGGCCTCGCCGTAGAAGTACCGGCCGCGCTTTGGCGCGTTCTTCGGATGCAGCACCCAGCGCTCGCCGAGCCAGGCAATGGCGGCGGCGCGCTTCTCTTCTAAGGTCTGCGGAACGCGGCCGACGCGGGCCGCTGCGGAGACGTAGTCGCTCAGGATCTGAGTCATGTGAACCTCGCAGTGGTTAAAAGAGCCCCGGCATAAGCCGGGGCAGGACAGCAACGCTGGGCAGGGAGGAGCTGAACGAAAAGGTGCGCGGCTGGTTCACTGCGAGCGGACCCGGAGGAGGGACCATCGCGCCGACGCCAGCCCAGCCGCGCGCTGGCGCCGGGTGCGAGTTCTTGGAAGTTTGTATCTGGTCCATGTCCACCTCGCAGTGACGAGATGGGGTAACGCTACTTTCGTTCTGCAAACTTTGCAACGGCTAACTTTGCAGATCGAAGACTTGCGGATCGAATAGCTGGATTTTTCTCGGGAAAAGAGCTACAAAAGATCCATCACTGCGAGGAGATTTTCCCAATGAAGACCAGCAACGACATCTTGGATGCCGTGGCCAAGAAACTCGGCGGCGTCAACGATCACACCATTGCGCGCGAGACGGGATTGACTCCGGCCGCGATTTCGTTGGTGCGAACAGGGCGACGATCGATCTCGCCGCGCGATTGCAAAAAGGTCGCGGCGGTGCTGGGTTGCGAGGTCGGCGCCTTGGTCGCCATTGCGACAGCCGAGCGCGAAGATGACCGGGCGATTAGGGAAAGCTTGCTGAAGCTGGCCGAGGGCAGTTTGAAGATAGCTGCCCAGACCGGAAAGGCGAGACGGAAGGTCGCGGCGGCAGCGCTGCTTGCGGTTGGGCTGCAGGTGGCCCCTACTCCGCCCGTGCAGGCCGTGCAGGCCGTGCAGCAGCAACCAGCAGCCTGTTTATTATGTAAAGTCGCGCCGCCGCGCCGGATCCGCCGCCGCGAGCGCCGCGGCGTGGCCTACCCCAAACGGATTAAGCCTACGGTATACAGAGGCTTGGCCGGGATTCCCGAGATCAAACCTCGATTCCTCCTACGGAGTTTGTCTGACACGGTGTCGCTACATCGGGACGTCGCATAACTTCCGGAAAGGAGTCCCGTCCCGATGATCGACTTGCCGACCCTCGCCTGGCGCAGCGGGCGTCCCCGGCGCGAGCTCGCTGGCGCGCTCGGGGTGAGTGTGCCGACGCTTGAGCGGTATCTCAAATTGAACCACGCGCCCGCGCCGATGGTGCAGCTGCTCGAGATCCTGGCCGGCCGCATGCCGTGGGACGGCTTCGAGCACATGACGGCGTACCGCGGCGCCATTTACTACCGGGATCAGCTCGACGGGCTGCCGGCGGCCGAAATCCCGGCCTACCACTGGCGCCTGAAGGAGCTCGAGGCGGTGCGGGTGGAACTGTCGCGCTACCAGCGCGCGCCGGCGCAGTACCTGCTGAACCTGTAAGGATTACTTGCAGGTTCGCTGACCGCGCGACGCTACCGGGTGGCGCCGCGCAGTTTTTCCAGCGAGCGCATGCCGCCGAGCCCGAGCATGCCGCAGAGCAGCACCAGCAGGTCCCCGAGTTCGACTTCCGGAATGGGCGTCTCGCCGCCCGTCATCAGCAGCACCCAGGAGGCGAGCGGACGCCCGATGTAGTGCCAGCCAAGCGCAACGCCGCAGATCCAGCCGATGAAGGGCCGCCACCGCGAGACGAACGGATCCGCGCTCGCCGCCTCGACCTGGTTGACGGCGGTCTGCTGCCGCGACGCTTCGAGCTCGGCGTCGAGCCGCTTGAATTCGCCGGCCTGCTGCAGCTCGGCCAGCGCCTGCGCGGCCTGCGCGCGGGCCGCGGGATCCGGCCAGGCGCGGTCGATGAGCTTGCCGAGCAGGGTCGCGATCGCGTCGCCGATCACCGGACGATCCCGAGCACCGCGGCCAGCTTGGCCATCGCCGCGCCGGCGGCGCCGGCCGCGCCGCCGACCAGCATCAGCGTCTTCCACCCGCCCCGGGCCTCGGCCAGCGTCTGGCGGATCTCGGCCAGCTCGTGCCGCATCTCGCGCAGCTCGTACTGCAGGTGCTCGATGCTCGCGCTGTGCTGGCCGACCCGCTGGTGCAATTCGTCGTTCATTGTCGCCCCCCGTGCGCGATGCTGTAGTGATTGCCGTCACCGAAGCGCCCGCCCCACCGGCACAGCGGGTGCAGGCCTTCCCAGAATTCGCCGAGCGGCCGGTGATCGTCGCTCGCGTCGAGGTAGCGGCCGGCCCGGAACAGGTGCAGATCGATCGCGAGGCGCTGCAGGTGCAGGCTGTTGGCGATCCCCCTGCCCTGCGCCGCGTTCTCCGCGGCGACCGCCGGTCGGCGCTCGAGCTCGCCGCCGCGCACCGCGTAGCCGAGCCCGTGCGCGTGATCGAGCAGCCGCGGCAGGAGGCGCATCAGCAGCTCCTGCTTTTCGCCGAGCGACAGCGGGTTCGCGCTCATTGCCAGATGCACTCGATCACGACGTGGTAGACGACCGGCCCGTTGGCCCCGTTGCCGACGGTCTCCAGGCTCAAGGTCGAGCCGGCGCGCGTCGACAGCAGCCAGCGCATCTGCGTCGTCACGTCAACGCCGCCGCTGACCGGCGTTTGCGCATTGGCGCGCAGCACGGTGGCGATCGGGTAGTTGCCGAGCGCCGTGTGGGCCAGCACCCGCAGCCCGGTCGGTGAGGCCCCGGTCTGCGGGTTCATGCTGTACGCGACCCGGCAGGAGTCGATCGCCAGATCGAGGTGAGAGTAGACCTGGACGGTCGACGCCGACCACGCGGTGCCGGCGCGGTGCCACTGGCCCGACGCGCTGCCGGTCAGCGGCACGACCGGCGAGCGGTAGAGTGTCCATTCGGTCTGGTAGAGCCGGGGCGCCGTCGCCGCCGCGGGCAGGGTCAGCAGCGCGAAGAGGAAGCCGAGGGCTCTCATTTCTTGAACGCGTACATGCGAGCAGTGCCGCTCGAAATGTTGCCGCTCGAAAACATCAGGCGGAAGTAGGTGTAGGCCGCGGCGACACTGACCCCCATGCCGTTGATCATGTAGTAGCTGCCCGACGCGTTTTCGCCGCTCAGGCGCCACGACACGCGCACCCCCATGCCGCCCGCTGACGTGATTTCGATGGTGCCGCTGATCTGCTCGCCGTCCTGGTTGCCGACCGCGTTGGCCATCAGCAGCTTGGCGTCGGAGGTTGAGCCGGCCAGGCCCTCGCTCGCCGCGTCCGTCAGGTTGTGCCGCGACCACCGATAGCCCGTCGTGGCGTAGGTCACGCCGTCGCTCGACAGCCGGCCCCAGAACTCGACGCCGTCGGTGGCAGGCTTCAGGTTGTCGATGTGGATGACGTGGCGGGCGTAATTCGTGAGATCGAGAGCGAAATCGAGCGTGGCCGACGCGCTCGCCGTTTCGGTTTCCAACAGCGCGCAGGCCCCGCCGAGGCTTGCCGTGATGAGGTTCGGCGGCGTGATTTTCTTGACCGTGCCGGCCGACTCGTCCCACACCTGGAGCAGATCGTCGGTCGCGATGGTGGTGAGCGCGGTCAGGTCTTCCGTCGGCACGAAGCGGTGCAGCTCAACCCAGTCGGTGCCCGAACGGCGCAGGAACAGGACAGCCGAGGCGCTGGCGAACACGAAGTCGGTTGCGTCGTAGAGCAGGATCTGACCGGTGCCGCCGGCCGCGTGGTTGACGGTGACGACCCGCGCCACATTCTCGGCGCGCAGCGCGATGACCTGCCCGTCGCGCGTGTTGGTCTGCGTGATGGTGTCGAGCGTGTCCGATGCCGCGTTGCCCTCGGTGTCGAGGCGGAAAATGCCGCCCCCTACCCCCTCGGCCGGCGTGACGGCGCCGCTCGCGATAGTGAGCTCGGCCCCGGCCTCGCCGCCGACGCTTTCCGCCATGATGTCGCGCAGGGCCTCGAGCGCGACTTTCATCTCCGCGTAGGTGCGCGCTGCGTTCTCGAGATAGCCGGCGGCCGGTAGTGTGCTCATTTCAATACCCCTGCACGACCGCATCGACGAGGCCTGTCACTGCCGTCCCGGCAGCGTTCAGCACTTCGATGTCAGGGCCGAGCGTTTCGTCTTTGTCGATGATGCGCGCCGAGATCCCGCCATTCCCGTCGGTCTGCACGGTGACGTTCACGACCTTGATCGCGCGGTAACTCTTGGTGATGGGCAGCCGGGTCGACGTCGCCGACACGATGACGTCGTCGAACACCTCGACGATGTCCGGCACGTCGATGACGATGTCGAGCTGCGAGGCAATGCCTTGCGTGGTCCCGGCCTGCGTCGTTAGGCGGAATTGATAGCTGTCAGCCGTCGAGTCGAACGGCCCGAGCGCGCCAGGGAACGGCAGCCACTGGCCGATCGTGTCGGCGTCCCAGAACAGCGCGCCATCCGCACCCCAGAACGCTGAACCGTCGGCGCCCCAGAACGTGCCCGAGGTCGAGATCCGATAGTCCAGCGTGTACGCGCCCGTGACGGTTGCGTCGATCTTCAGCACGCCATCGCCGAGCACATCCGAGGTCGGCGTGTAGGTGGCGACATACACCATGCTGTCGTAGGTGTTGGCGGCCCAGAATACATCGCCATCGGCACCCCAGAACAAAGCCGAGTCAGCGCCCCAGAACGGCGGCGAGGACAGCAGGCTGGCCTCGATGTCGGTGCCGGTGTCCGTGCCGCCCGTGAGCGCGCCGGCCCAGCCCGGCGCCTCGCTTTGCGTCACGACGACGTTGCTGGTGACCAGATCCCCGAGATCGATGGTCACGGTCGCGGCCGTCGCCGACTCGATGCCCGAAGTGTCGACGGCCTTGATCAGGATCGTCTGCGTGCCGTGCAGCCCTGACATATCGAACGGCGGCGCGGTGACGACGCCCGGGTGCAGCGCGCGGGCCGTGCCCCAGTCGGTCGCGGTGCCGTAGTGAGCGCGGAGCACGAAGCCGGCGAGGTCGACGGGGGGCGTCGGGTACGGCCAGGTCAGTGCAGAGCCTTGCCTATAGAACCGTTCCACACTTGGCGGTGGCGTGGTCTTGCCTACGACCGTGTGCGTGATCTCGGTCCAGTCCGACGCTGCCCCGGCCTGCGACACGCTGCGGAGCTGCACGACGTAGGTCTGCCCGTCGTCGACCGGCATGATCGAAATCTCGCCGGCCTGCGCCGGGAGGCTCGGCACGAACGCAAAATCCTGATTGCTGTCGGCCGGTCGGTAGCGCGCCTGGATGACTTCTGCCGGCACGAGCCCCTGCGACTGGATGACCGTGACCGACAGGAGGATGCGCGAGGTCAGCGTGCCGTCGCTGGCCCGGATCAGCGCGCCCTCGTCGGAATTGAGGGACAAGATGACGGGCTTCGGCGGGCGCGGCCGGTTGATGGCCGGCGGCGTCGTGATCTGCGGATCGAAGTCCGGGATCGCGCCGCTGTCGCTGGTCTGGATGGCCGGCGCGTAGTCGACGAACGAGATCCGCGCGCTTAAGTCCGCGCCCGGCTCGATCGAGCGCACGAGCAGCTCGACGGACTCGGCCCCCAGCTCGCCGAACTGGATGAGATCCCCGACCCCCGGGCCCGACGCGGTCGCGACCGGTGTCGCAAGGTCGAGCTGCGTCTGATCGCCGACGACAGTCGTCAGCGTGTACTCGGCCGACGTCGAGGCCTGTCGTACACGGATGCCGTAAGTCGTGCCGCCGGCCATCGTCAGCGGCGCGTCGACGACGATCGCCGTGGTGTTCAGCCCGGAGGTCACCAGCGACTTGACACGCGCCTCGCCGAGGCCCCAGAGCATCAGATCATGGCGCACCCGCACCAGGTCGCCCCGGTTACACACCAGGTGCTCGAGGTCGGTCTCGCCTTCGTAGACTTCAGAGCGCAGGCGCGCGGCGAACATCGCCCGCCGGCCACGCTTCCACGCGGCCGCGGTGCTGGTCGTATAGGGCAGCTCGAGCGTCTCGAACAGCGTGCTGTTCGCGGCCGTGTAGCCGTCGTCATACACGAACAGTTCCTCGGCCTGATGGCCGGAGCTTTCCGGGTAGAAGATGACCTTCAGCGCGTGCGGCCTGACGGCGAACACTTTCGTCGAGCTGAAGCTGCGGAGGTTCCGCGGCGTGAAATGCTGGATCACGGTGTCGCGCGTGTTGTCGACGACGACCGAGAATTTCCCATCGGTCACGGTCGGCGAGGCGCAGGCGGTCGCGGCAATCTCCTGCAGGCATTCGTAGACCGATTGCCGGCGATCAAACACGCCGTCGAACGTAAAGCCGTTCGCATCGCACCAGGCGGCCCACGCGAGCAGCGCGTCGAGATCGATCCGGCTGTCCGGCACCGGGCGCGCATTGGCCGAGCCGCGGAGCACGTCGGCAAAGGCCCACGCGGGATTGCGCGTGGCCTGCTCGACCCACGTCGATCCGTTCCACACCGGCAGCACCGAGGTCACGGTGCAGTTCAGTTGCTCGATGACGCCGGAGAGCTGATCGGTCGCCTGCGCGCGAACGGCAATTCGGGCGATCCCGGTGCGGGTGACCGGCGGCTCGTTCTGGTGCGAGCGCATCGCGGTCCAAAAAGACTGCTCGCTCGTGACCGACTGGTTGTCGCCGACGTTGTCGGACTGATCGTCGATGGTCAGGCGCTTGACTTGCACGTCCCATTGCCCGCGCGCCACCCGGAACCGGACCGATCGACGCACCGCGCTCTTGCTGTTGGCGGCGATTTCGAACGCCCCGCCGGTGATCGTGACGCCGAACGATTCCTGCAACAGCGTCGGGTTCTGCCACGGCCCGCCAGCGGTCGGCCGGATCTGAACTTCGAACTGCACCGCGACGCCGAACTTGATGTTGCGATCGCTGATCCGCTGCAGGCCGTTCGGGAAGGTGACATCGAGCGTGACTTCGTCGGTGTCGGGCTCGGTGGTGCGAATCGAGAACCCCGAGACCTGCTTCAGCTCGATGTTCAGCGACTGCTCGCGCACCTGATTGCTGAACAGCGTGATCGGCGTGTCGGTGCCGTAGCCCTCGCGCACTTGGGACTCGAAGTTTCTGAGCGTGCCGACGGCTTGATCGCCGACTCTGAGGTTCGTGATCTGCATCGGCCCGTAGCCGACATCGAACAACATCCGGATATATTGCTGCTCGCCCCAGTACAGCTCCGTGTAGGGCTGCGCGGCGAGCAGCGGGTAGTAGTTGACCCGGCGGCCGTAGATGCGCGGCACGACGCCATAGGGCCGGGCCTCGTTCTTGACACCCTGTATCGAGAACCGCGCGGTCACCTGTTCGTTGTCCCGGCCGACCGAGCGCTGCTTCGGTGCTGGTGCCAGGGCCGAGGTCAGCAGCGCCGTGGTCAAGCCGATGCCGGCCTGCACGAGCCCGAGCTGCAGCGCGGTCAGCCCCAAGGTCGCCGCCCAGCTCGAGGCGGCAAAGCCGGTGATGGCGATCCCCAGGCTGATCGGATCGGCCGCCATCGCGCGCACGACCACGGTCCCGCGCTTCACCCGGACGTGCTTCCACTGCGATTTCGGGATCAGCCGATCCTCGAGCGCGACGACCGCGTGCGCCATCGTCGACAGCGTCACCCCGCCCCGCTGCGCTGCCGATACGACGACATCCTCGACCGTCGGCCGGCCGGGCAATTCGTAGACGTGACGCGTCAGCCGCAGCGGATGCGGCACGGCGACGACGGTGATCATCGTCGCCAGAACCCCGCGACGCGGCGCGACCAGGTCAGCGACTTGTACGACTCGACGCAGCTATCGGTGCCGGGCCGTGCGTGCAGAAAACGCCCCTCCCCGACCACGATGCCGAGGTGCGACTCGGCACCCGCCATTTTGAACAGGACGACATCCCCGCGGCGCTCGGTGCCGGCCTTGACCGGTTGCCACTCGTCGGACGCCCCGCGCACGATCGCCGCAATCTGCCGGCGCTCCTCGAGGTCCAGCTCGCGCCCGTAGCGATCGCCGAACGACGGCAGCTTGAGGCCGCGCTGCTCGAGGTGATACAGCCGCACCAGGCCCCAGCAGTCGAGCCCGCGGCGATCCGTCCCGTGCAGCTCGAACGGGATCCCGACATAGTCCGCGATCATCGGTCGACCGCGTCGAACAGTGCCGGGTTGGTGGTCGGCGTATAGGTGGCTTCCGGGAACGGCTCGTTCATGATGGCCTCCGTCCCGAGTTCGATCCGCAGCGTCCGATCGGAGATCCGCGCGGTGCGACTTTCGAACACGAACGGCCCGGCCTCGATGGTGTCCGGATCGGCAGCGCGCACGATCTCCTGCGTGATCGTGAACGGCGTCGACAGGCTGCGAAAAGTCGCGGTGAACTCGCGCGTGACGTTGTCGAGCATCAGCTCGAGCGTCGGCAGCTCGCCCTCATTTTGCGCGGGCAGGATCGGCGGGAACGACCAGGCGGTGAAGGTCTCGCCGTCGCTGACGATGTCCTCGGTATTGTTGACGAGCCGGATCGGCGTCGGCAGATCGGCGTGCTCGATGGTCAGGAGCTGCAGCCAGACCTCGTCCGTCTGTGCGGCGTAGAGGGACGCGCGGCCGTCGACCGAGGTCACGGGAGGATTTCCAGCATGAGGGTCGTGCGCCAGTAACCGGCGCCGAGCGGCCGGTATTCAGGCCGGCCCCGGAAACGATACTCAACGGCGGCCAGCGTGCGGTGATGCACCCAGTCGAACGGATCGACCGCGCCGACCGTCACGTCGTAGAAGGTGTCGAGCAGCGCGACCTGCGCGGTCGTCAGCACGAGGCTTGCCTGAAAGACTTTCACCTCGGCGGTGTAGCGCCGGCGCAATTTGGCCGGGCCGGTTTCCATCTCGGTGCGGATGACGTTCGGCTCGGCCGACTCCGTGAAGTCGCCGAGCAGCACGCGCTGCGGCAGGGTGGCGGGCCAGACGGCCATCAGCGGGCCACCAGCGGCGCGCGTACGCCGAGCGGTGCCAGCATGCCGCGCGAGGCCGCACGAGTGACTGAACCACCGACAAACACGTCAATGCCGCGGCTGTCGTTGGCTTCAGTGCGCACCGACTCGCTGCCATAGTTGTAGACGTTGTTGACGATGGCCCCGCCACCGTTCGGGATGACGGTCCCGGCGGTGCCCGGGATGAGCAGCTCGGGCCCGCGCTCGCCGACGACGTAGGCGCGGCCGGCCGACACCGGGCCGCCGTTGGCGCGGAAACCGCCGAAGATCGACGAGAAAAAGCCGCCGATGCCGCCGCCGCCGGTGCCGGTCTTGAAAATGTTGCTCGCGAACTCCGCCAGCGGATCGGTCACGGTCTGCCGCAACAGCAGCCGCGCGATGTCCTGCCCGAGGCCGGCGAGGACGTCGGACAGGGAGCCGGCCGAGAAGATGGCCTCCTCGAATGCCGAGGAGAATGTCGCGCCCAGATCGGCGAAGGTGGTCCGGGCGCGCTCGCCGTTTTCGTCGAGCTTGCTGACGGTGGTGTCGAGTTCGTTGAACACTTCGATCGCCTTCCGGCCGTACTCCTCGGAGTCGGCGCCGAACACGCGCGAGAACTCCTGCAGCTCGCGCGTCGCGCGCTCCCGCGGTGTCGCGATGGACTCGCGCAGGGAGTCGAGGCGCGCGCGCGACTGCTCGACCTCGCCCTGAAAGGCCCGCTCCCGATCGCGCGCGTAGTCCTGCAGGTAGTCGCGCACCGAGTCGGTCTCGCGCTGCAGGGCATCGGCCACGCGCTGAGCTTCGCGGGAGGCTTTCTCAGCGGCCTTGGCGGCGGCTTCCGGATCGCCCTGCGCGTCGATGCCCGCGCTCGTGATCGTGCCGAGGATCGCGGCACGCCCTGCCGAGACGTCGGTTTCCTCGCGGCCGGTGCGGGCGGCGTTGCGGCGGACCCGCAATTTTTCCTCGAGGCCGTCGATGGTGTCGGCGGCCTGGTCGGCCTGCTGCCGGAAGCGATCCGAGTTGAACAGGCCCGCTTTGAAGGTTTCGAATTTGAGATTGAAGCGCTCGAGCTTGAGCGCGGTCTCGGTCAGGAAGGTGTCGAAGGTTTTGCCGAGGCCGCTGAGCGCCGGCGCGACTTGGGGCACACCGGTCGCGATGGCGTTGAACAGCGTCGTCAGGGCGGGCGCGAGCGCGGTCGCGACGGCTTTGCCGGCGGCCTGCGAGGCAAGGTTGAGTTCGCCGATGGAATCATTCAGCGCGTCGAACTTGTCGGCCTGGTCGCGGGTGATGGTGCCGTTGAGTTCGACGAAGCGATCGACCAGCCGGCCGATGCCGTCTTCGCCCTCGAGGATGAGCGGCGCGAGTTCCTTGAACTGTTTCCCGAACAGGGCAGCACCGGCCGCCGCGCGCTGGCTCGGGTTGTCGACGGCAGCGAGGGCGGCGCCGATCTGGCCGATCTGAGACGCCAGGTCGACGCGCGCGAGCTCGTCGGCGGAGAGCTTGAGCAGGTCGAGCGCCTGCGCGGCTTTGGCGCCCTGCCCGTTCGCGATCTCGACGAGGTTCTTCGAGAGCCGCTGCGCGGCCGAGGAGATGGTATCGATCGACGTGCCCGACTGGCCCGCCGCGAAATTGAGGAACGAAAGTTGCTCGACCGACTGGCCGGTAGCGAAGGACAGATCGCGCAGCTTGTCGCCGAGGTCGATGACCTCGCGCGCAGCGCCCGCGATCGACGTAAGCGACAGGCCCGCGCCGATGCCGGCGAGGGCGGCCGTCGCAAAGGAGGCCGCGCGCTTGATGCCGCTCGACGCCCGGTCGACCACGGACACGGCGCGCGCCATGTCGGTCTGCAGTTTGCCGACGTTGGCGCCGAGTTCGACGACCAGCGAGCCGAGTGTTGCCACGGGTTACCCTTTGAGCGTGTCGATCAGATCCGAGAACGTGGTCGGCTTGACGGGCTCGGCGTCTCGGCGGCCCGGCAGAAAATCAGACGGCGTGAACGGGGGCGTGTCCTTGCCCCGGTTGACGTTGCACAGGATGGCGCACACTTGGGCCAGCATCGCGACCACGGCCCGCGAGCCCCACGGCTCGCGCTGGTAGTCGTCAAGGTGCCCGAGATACTCCTGCGCCGACATCGTGGCGCCCAGCTCGTCCACCGTGCGCCCCAGGTCACGCGCCAGAAAGCGCGCGAACGTCAGCCCGTCGGTGTCGTTTTTTTTTCGAGGCCGGTGAGCTTGATCACGACCTCGTAAAGCTGCAGCGATTCAGCGAGGCACGACGCCCCCCAGGCCTGCCACTCGTCGAGACTCAGCAGCGGCAGGCCCTGCTCGTCGATGGCGCACCAGGCAAGTACCTGCGCGATTTCGTCGTCCTGACTGTGCCGCGCGTTGCCGAGCTTGAGCATCTCCGACAGCGTAAGCTGACGCAGGATGATCTCGCCGCCCAAGGTCTCGACCGGGACGGTCTCCTTGCGCAGAACCGGCCGGACGATGGTCGACTTGTCGAGTGCCATCAGGTCGCGTACGCCTGCGACGCGTTGGCGTTCGCCTTGATGGTGATCGGCGTCGTCACGAGCTGCTGCGCCGATCCGGTCGGCGCCAGCGAGCAGCCGATGAAGCCGGTGGTGACCCACTTCGTGCCGTCCGCGAACGTGAACCGGATCGCGCGGCGTGACTTGCCGTCCGAGGCGGTCTTCAGCGCCTGCAGGGCGGTCGAGGCCGGATCCCACTGCGCGGTCATGGCGAAGTTGAGATTGCTCGCGACACCGGGCTGCACCACCCGCACCAGGTCGTGGATCGTCGTGGTGTCGATGTCTTCGAACTCCCCGCCCGACACGGTGATGTCGGTGATGAGCGACAGCGTGGTGCCGAACGTGATCACCTGCAGGTTGCCCGAGGTGAACGTGTCGAAGGCAGTCGAGTTGACGCCTTCGAGCTCGACCGTGTTGCCGGCGCCATTGACATTCGCCGCGCGCACGACCCGCTCGTCGAGCTGGTACATGCCCTGAATCGACGACAGATACAGATAGTCGCCGTTGACCGGATCGGTGCCGGTGTAGCTTGCGACCGCCGGATTTGCCTTCGTGATCGCGCTGATCGGCAGTGCCGTTGCGAGCGCCGACTGAACCGCGATCTGAACGCCTGACCATACTTTCGCCATGAATCCCCCTATCTAACTCAAGTGCTGAATCGCGAGCGTGACCACATAGGTGCGCGTATCGACATCGAAATCGCCCGCGCGGTTGACCATCAGAAACCCGGCCGCCATGACGGCGGTCTGCGCGGCGTCGGCCACGGCTTCAGCCGCGGCTCGGGTGACGCCGAACGACAGGACAGAGAGCTGCGCGCGAGTGAGCGCGATCGTGCCGTGGATGGTCGGCACGTATTCAGTCGTGTCGCGCGTGTAGACGATCGCCGGCAGGACGTCATCCTGCGGCCGCGCGTCCGGGTAGATCCGGGTCGACACGAGCGCGGTGACGCTAACGGCGCCATCGAGCGTCGACTTCAGCGCGGTTTCGGCGCTCATGCGAGGCGCTCGAGCTCGGCGGCGAGGCGCGTTTTGATCGTGTTCAGCGCGCGCGGGCCGGCCGCGGCGAGGCCGCCGGCCAGGAACTTTTTACCCGGGATCAAGCGCCCGTAACTCGGGTTGCCGGCCTTGCGGTTGCCGCGCTCGCTGCGGTTCGCGGCCTTGCGCCGGCCGACGGCGGTGTAGCCCTGCTCCTGGAACCGGAAGTAAAACGGGTTGTCTCCGCGCTTGTCGTAGGCCGTCAGCCGGTTCGTGCGGGTCGCGCCGGATTTCGTCTTGTACTTGGTCTCGCGGGTGCGCACCTTGCCGTGCCGCACACCGACGATCTGCCGCGCGGCGAGGCCGCGATCGAGCGACGCCCTGCCCCGCTTCGTGACGACGTTGCGACGCAGTGCACCGGTCGCGACCGGCGCCCGGCTTTTGACTTCCTTGACCACCTCGCGCGCGCCGGCGCGCATCGCGGCGTTCAGCGCACGCCGCTGCAGCTTGGCCGGGAACGCCTTCAGCCGCGCCTCGAGCTCGGCGAGTCCTTCGACGCGGACTGTGGTCATGTGATCGCGCTCAGGTTGCGCACCAGGTAGTCGTACTGGCTCTTGATCCCGTCGCCGGCGCCGTAGCCCGCCTCGACCGTGACCCGGCGGCGCTCGAACGGCCGGCTCCCGAGGATCGCGTTATGCGCCGGCGTGATGACGAGCTCGACCACGGTGCCCGGCGTCGCCGGCGTGGAGGCCAGCACCGCGGTGCCGGTCGTCAGGCAGTCGATGCGCCAGGCCACGCTGCTCGGCGCGACCGGTGCGCCCAGTTTGTCGAGGAAGCTGACGGACAGGTAGGCAGTCGTGCCCTCGTTCACGGTGTCCAATTAAGCTGCCCTCAGCAGGATGGTCGTTGCGCGCGTGCGGAGCACCCCGGGCGCCGAGCGCGTGGCGAGCTCGAAGGTGGCCGCGCGGCTCACGAGCTCGAAGCGCATCGCGATCGGCACGGGCGGCGTGGCATCGAGGCCTACCGCGGCGACGTTGCTGCTGCCTGCGGCGGCCGCGACCGATGCGATCGTCTGCAGACCCTGGCCGACGGCGCTGACCGCGGCCAGGCCTGCGCTGGCAGCCGCGGCCGCGCGCGTCGCCGCGCCCGTCGCCGCGGCGCTGGCGATGCCGGCCGCGGTGGCCGTAACAGCCTGCACGCCGCCGGCGGTCGCGCCGACGGCGGTGACGGTGGCCTGGCCGGCGCTGCTCGCGGTGCCGGCGTAGAGTGCGACGCCGGTGCCGCTGGCCGTCGCACTACCGGCACTGCTGGCGGCGGCGGCCGCGGTGGCCGCGCCGGTGGCGGTGACGGTGGCCGTGCCCGCCGAGCTGCCGGCGCCCTCGTTGGACGCCTGGCTGGAGAACAGCAGCAGCAGCATTTAGGCGGCCTGCAGTCGGCTCAGCGTGGCTTCGCACTCCTCGAGTTCGGCGTCGAACCGCGCGACCTCGGCGGCGTCGCCTATGCGATCCGCCGCGGTGCGCAAGGTGCTCAGGTAGGCGATGCGACGGCGGGCCATTTCGATCAGTTGTTCGATGGTCATCAGATCACCATGGCGCGCAGCAGCACCGTGCTGGTGTTCAGCAGCATGTAGATGTAGTCGATTTCGCTGCCGCCGTCCTTGTACGTTGCGTCGAACGCCGTGTCGCCGATCACCGCCGCGCCCTGGGTGTAGGTCATCGTGCCCCAGGGCTGCATCGAGTTCTCGGCAAAGTCATACGCGAACCAGCGGCCAGTCGCATCCTTCTGGATGTAGAGCCGGTTTTTGCTGTAGACGTACTTGGTGCCGGTGGTGAACGTCTCGTTCGCGGGCGCATAGGTGATCGCGGCCCAGGTATTGCCCGCGATGTCGTAGCGATCTATAGCCGTCGCCGCACCGCCGCGCACGCTGAAGATGTAACGCCCGTTCTGGATCGCGTCCTCGGCTGTCCAGTCGCTGGCGGACACGGAATGTATCCAGGAACCACCAGCGCCGAGGCCGGGAGCGGCGGCTCGCGCCGCGACCGGCGACAAGGTCGACCACGTGTTGCCTACGATGCTGTAGCGATACATCGCGACCGCGCCGTTGCCCATCAGGTACAGGAAATCGTCGTTACCTTCCAGGCTGTACGTGCTGGTAGCGTCCGGGTTCGTTGCCCAGTTGGACGACACGGTGATCGCCGTCGCAGTGTTGGATGACACCGTGCGGATCTGCCCCGCGCCAGTGCCTCCGGTGATCCGGAGCTGGTAATTCGTCCACTGGTTCGCCGTCCAGTTCTTCGCACTGTTGGACAGCGTGTTGGCGGTGCCCGCCGTGGCCGTGCCGGTGGCGAACGATTTGAATTCGGTGTCAATCCACGCCGGGGTGGCCACAAGGCGCCCGTCGGTGCCAAACGTGGCAGGCAAGCCGGTATTGGCCAGCGTGGTCCAGGTGTTCGTTGCGAAGTCGTACTTGCGGAACGAACCCGCTGCCAACGTGCCGCCGCCAAACACGTAGAACACGGGCGTCTTCAAGCGATACTGCGAGGTGGCGTCGAACGCGACGGCCTCGGCGTCCGTGAAGGTGATCACCGCATTGGTCCCGATGGTGTTCGATGCGATGGTTTTGAGCTTGCCCGCGTTGGTGCCGCCGACAAAGTAGACCGAGTAGCCGCGCAGGTCGCGAGCCAACGTCTGGTTGGTCGTGATCCTGGTGGTCGTGCCCGCACTCGCAGTCAGCGAGCTTGCAGCCACCGTCGTGCCAGTGCTGAACGCCCCCGCCGTGCCACACGCCCCGGCGACGAAGGTCGCGAGCGCCGGTGACGGCACGGTAATCCAGCCGTCCTCCTGCGGCGCGTAGAGCTGCGCATTGGTTGTGGCCGTCACGAGCAGCTGCTGCTGGCGATAGTGTCGCGAGGAGATGATCAGATGCGCGGTCGTCGTGGCCTGCGGCGCAGGCGTGCAGAACTCCCAGCGCTTCAGATCGAGGATCTTTCGATTGCCGTTCGTCGTTGCCATCAGGTCACCGCGATGTTACGGCGCAGGCTGTCCGCAGCCACGCGCATGAGGGAGGGGATCTGCTCAGTCGCAGCCAGGCCGCCGACGTTCGTCTGGTTCGACAGGGTTGTGCACGTCGTCACCGTGCCGACCGTCGTGATCGTTGCCAGCGTCAGAGATGCGCTGATGGCGTCAATCGCGACGCGCAGGCGGCCAGCGACATCGGGCATGCCCTGCCCGACCATGCGGGTGAGGGCCTGGAGCGCGAACCGCTGCGCCTCGAGCGCCTCGACGAGCTCGCCGATGACGGCCACCGGCAGCGGATTGCTGTCCGAAACGTAGGTCGCCGTGCCGTCTTCACCGAATGCAGGCTTGAACGCCTGGAAATGCCGCCCGCTGATTTCGTCCGTCGCGACGGTCTCGCCGCTGCCCGGGGTGATTTGAATGTTGTCCGCCATGACGCTCAGTCCTCGGTGACGGTCGAGGCCGTGGTCAGCCGCGGCGTGACCCCGGAGGACACCGCAATGCTCGGGCTGACGGTGCCCTTGTACAGCAGCACGCCGGCGCCGCTGGACGCGGTGCCGATCCCGAAGTGCGTGATCGTCGCGGTGCCGCCGGTGCACGCCGGAAAATCGACGTTCGCCGCCGGGCTGACGCTGTTGCCAGTCACGGTGAAGCCCGAGCCGGAGCGCGCGACGGACACGCGGGCGTAGCTCGTGTAGCTGGTTTCGTTGGTCGTCTGGTCGCCGGCCTCGCCGGGATCGCCCGTGTGCAGCGAGAAGAACAGGTTGCCGGCCGTGGTGCTGCCGCGCAGGCCCGTCGCGTCGCCGATATTCGCCAGGTTCGTGTTCTTGAAAATCAGCTCGAGAAGCCCGTTCTCCAGGCTGTTCGACTTGCTCATGATTCGGCGACTCCCTCGGCGAGCAGCAGCTCGAGCTCGCGGTGTTTCAGTTCGCGGTCGATGACCGCCGTGATTGCGTAGATTTTCGACTCGAAGGAGATCCGCATCTTCGCGGTCACGCCCTCGAGGTAGCGGATGCGCGCACGGGCGGTCACCTCGGCCTGCACCTGGGCGGCGGCGAACACCTCGCGCCCGGTCAAGGGTTCCAGCGAGCCGGGGACGGTGGCGAACGTCGACCAGGTCGCGACCGCCTGGCCATGCGCGTCGCGGGTTTCGGTGGCCTGCTCGATGGTCAGCGCATGGCGCAGCGCGCCGGCCCGGGTCACCACCGGGTGAAGCACCGGAACGGCATCAAGAGCGCTTCGATGCCGTAGGGCACACTTTGGACCGTCAGCGGCGAGCTCGCCTCGCGGTGCTCGTACAGGTGGCCGACGAGAAGCCGCAGCGCGTGCTTGATGCTCGTCGGCACCGACTCGTCGGTCGGCCCGTAGCCCGCGACGTAGGTCACCGTGACGCTGTCCGGGTGATGCAGCACGCCCGGCCAGGACTGGCCGACCTTGAGGCGCACGCGGCCGGGCGTGGTGCCGAGCGCGAGCTCGTACACGCTGCTCGACAGCGTCTGCGTCACGTTGCTCTCATCCTGGTACTGGATGCTCGTCACCGACGCGAGCGGCGGATACGGCAGCATCAGCTCGTGCACCGAGTCGCAGCGCGGCGGATGGTCGAACCACGCGTCGCCCGGGAAGCCGTCAACCTTGTAGGTGTAGGTGCGGTTGACCAGCGCCCGCCCGAGCCACGCCTCGACCCACGACGTCGCGACCGCGATCAGGGTTTCGAGGTAGGTGTCCTCGGTCGACGCCGTGCGCAGGTGCGCGCGGGCGTCGGCGGCCGTCAGCGCGGGGTTCGCGGCCGGGGTGGTCAGGGTGAGGTTCATTCAGGCCAGCGCCCGCCTAATTTTGCCCAGGTCGGCGGGCGTTCAAGGGTGTTTTGCATTAGTTGGTTGCGCGCTGATATGCGGCGTATACGTCAATCAGGTCCGTGAACTTGTACAAGTCGAGCAATCCCTGCTTGCAGCGGCGCACCACGAAATCAAGCAGCGCATTCATATCCGCCTCGGTCCACTGAATTGTCCCTGCGGTCGTGTCGAAGCGGTGCCCCATGGCGACGAAAGTGCCGCCCACGGCTATCGCGTTGTCAATGTAGCCC